GCATATTTTGTATTTAATAGCTCAACCGCCATTACACCAAAATGTTGCTCAGTTTTATCCCAAACATAGTTAAAATTATAAACATTTATTTCATCAACTTTGCCTACATGGACAATATTTTCTTTTAATCGTTCATCGCTGAATAATTTTTTCCATACTTTCTTAATTACTTTGGCACCTAGATAAATTGCTGCAACGCCTACAACATACGGATTAGCAGCCGCTATGGCATTACCTAATCCAGTAAACCCGGCGGCACTAACTGCGCCGCCAACCGCGCCGCTTACCGCTGTGCCGACACTTGCAACTCCTGCAGCTGCCCATGCCGCCGCGCCGCTTGCAACGCCTGCCACACCGTTGACCGCAAATCCCCCCTCAACTGCCGCAGCTAAACCACCGTAATTCCAAGCATAATATCCTGCACCTGCTAATACTAATGGCCATATATTTAAATGCCCAGAACCTTTTTCTCCGGAAGGGTTTACTTGACTAAATCCTGTAGGAATAATTTGAGTAATTAAATTTTGTTCCTCATATAGCATAGTAATTAAATCATCTTTATAACTAACATCTGGATCAGCTATAAAAAATAATTTATGTTGTGCTGCAGAAAAAGACGGTCTACATTCTTTTTTACTTGTATTAATTGCTGCAGTAAAATATGGACTAGTTATCTCTGCAGCGTCATGCGTACTAAAATCTTCAACAAAAATACCCGTAGTATATAATACGTTACCCTGAACTCCGCCCCTATCAAACACTTTATTATTTAAGGCAACAATATCGATATCTTGACGCTTAACACGTTTTTCTAAATCGTTTAATCTAGTAGATATACTGCCAATATCCTTCATCGTATATCTCTCATAGTTTGGATATACTACAGCAACATCTGTTGCAGATGCAGTATACGGGGGAGATACTAATGTAGCAATTAGTTGTTGCTTGTTATCAGTTTTATCTTGAGCTTCCTTGGGATTCAATGAAGAAATTCCTAAGTCTACTCTAAATTTATTTCCTATTTCTTTGGGGTTTACATCTGTTGTTTGTACATATACTTGATCTATTCTAGGCAAATAGTAAGAAATGTCAACCTGAGTTCCTGGAACTGCCAATGGATCAGGTCTTGATACTATTGTGGTTGTATATGCGTCAGCCACCAATACATTTGATATTCTTGCTGGTCTAAAATCTAAACAATCGCGTAAATTAAATAATTTTGAATCGGTAAACGATCTGTATATTGGTATTTTAGAATATAACGACGCATCATATGAATTTACAGTAAACGGTCCGGTGCCGCCACCATGCGTGTAATAATCCACAATAGCAACTACATATCCCAAAGTGCTTGCACCGCTTCCCACGTATTTTAATCTTCCCCAATCATATACAAGGTCTCGTTGACCTGTATCTAAAGTATATAGTAATAATGGCTCAGGAGTTAATGCCTGCCAAGAAGCCGCGTCAGTTATTGCGGCAGTTGTAGTTGATAATGCTCGGTATGCTTTATCATTATTTGTTACAATATTTCCTGTAGTATACGTATTTCCTGCTACATATTTTCCAGCCCAATTGGAAGGATATGATCCAGTATTAAATTTATATACTGCCTTTAATGCAGTCACATCTGGTATGTATAAACTAACCCAATCGCTGGATGTTACATTTGCAAGCAAAGGTTCATTTGATACTAAAGTTTTTGTTCTAATACTTTCTTCATTATTTGTTATTGTAGCTACGATATCTAATTTGAAATTTGAACTGGTGTTTACAGTGGGATTGCCCGACGAAACTGTCATAGAAGTTTGCGACGGATCTAAATCAAACATTAATGCCGTTGAATCTATAAACGCTCCGGTATCTTTATTAACTGCAGTATAATATTGTTGGGATAGGAATGCAGATAAAGTATACCCGGCTGTACCTACAAACTTATTAGGACTCGCCACTGTTATTACTGCTTGACCATTAGTTAATTGTACGTTTGAGAATAATTTTTGATATACTGTGTTGATATTATCTACAGTTTTCACAAAAGATTTATTAGTAGGGAATACATATCTACTAGGCAGATTCCAATCAAAGAATATTATCTTATTATCTAATACTCCGCCGGCGTTTTCTGCAATGGTTGCGAAGAAATGTGGATTAGTATATGTGCCGTCATTTCCGTCAAGATTAGACGCATAATTATTAACACTTATAATAGATCGAATTGATTCTACATTTGCTGATGGATTCGATTGTTGATAGTTAAACCAATAAAACTTATATACAGAAGTAGGGCCCGATCCTGATTGATATTTTATAAATTTAGGAGTTATAAATCCTACTCGAGTTGTAGCACTCATAGCAGCTCTATCTATAGTATTATGAGCTTCCCAATAATATTCCAAAGTAAATTGTTCCGGATCATATAGCCCAAATTGTGGAGCATTTATTAAAGCATATCTGCCAAAAAATGAACTAACATTTATTTCAGTTAAACTCTCATAATCTCTTGCTTTTGGAATTGTGATTTCTGTTTTATCAGAAGTTTTAATCTCATACCCGCCAATATATGCTTTACCTTTACTAATAAAAAATCTATTGTTTAATCCAGATGTTGTTGTTCCGCCAGGTGTTAATGAAAATGCTTCAATACCATAATTGCCAGATTCATCATATGTTCTTTCGGCCAATTTATCACCAAGTGCCGCATAGTTTGTATCTACAGCAGAATAATTTAGTAATGTTCTTCCATTTACAAATCTTGCAATTTCAATAAAATCATCAGTAACGTCAGCTTGGCCTGTTGAATTTAAATCTACGGAATCTAACGTTAATGTGATTTTTAATCTGTCAGCACCCGGAGCAAGATAATTTGAACTTCCAAATGCCGGATCTAACAAACTAGCATCATCGTTATAATTTATGGCGTTTTCGTCATATCGGTAAATTACAGATTTCTCGTCAGGATACGGTGTATATTTCTGAGGTACAATTTTTTGTTCGGGAGTATAGATAAAATATCCCTTTTTATAATAAATGCCGGAAGACGCATTTAGCACTGCAGTACTGCTAGTAGCTTTTCGCTTAAATGTCAAGGACACATTTTGCCCACCAACACCGACGTTTTCATTTAATTTAATAGTATTATTATCTACAATCTTTGTGACATATAATTCTTCAAGTAATGTTGTACCTACTGAATATAAAGTATCTCCCACCTTTAATGCAGCCGATGCTAAACTAATTGTGATTGTGTCGGATAACGCGTCAGTTACCCCTGTTACCGAAATATTAATATCAGTTTCACAAGTTTCAGTACCTACGTACACATTTGATTTTATTTCAGCATCATCTATATTATTGTAAAAATATAAAACTTCGCCTGATTCAAAATCGCCATTGCCTTTTTCTTTTCTAAAAACAATAGTTGCAGGATCTCCTATGTCTGGATCATTTGTATTAAATATAAATTCAACAATACCAAACGTATTAGAATTTGCTCCAGTAACATAGGTATTTAAATATGCATTTAAATTTGCAGTATTTGACGATAATAATTTTATGGATTTATGTTTATCATTTGTTATCGTTAACGCACTGGGATCTTCTTTAGATGCTCTGCTTCCATCTACAAAAATATGATTTGCAAATTTCTTAATTTGATCTTGTAGTATAGTTTGAAGCTGCGTAAGTTCTCTAGCTTGTACTGAGAATCCAGGCTTAAAAAGAATTCTATGAAAATTCTTTTCTTGGGCAAAATCGTCATAATATGGGGTTGTTGTTAAATTTACACTCATTTTTTTGTATCCTAGAATTAAAATTCTATAATTATGTGAACATTTTCTGCTTGATCTGGCTGTCTTGTTATTTTACTGCGATTTTCAACATATAAAAATTTGCCAGTATTATGTCTTGCTTCAGGCGGGGTTATATTTTCTACAATACCTACTGCTAATGAAGAATTACCTCTAACAGTTTCTCCTACTGAAAAATTAACAATACCCGATTGTAATTCTGCAGGAGAAATATATCTAATTATTGCATTAGGTGAATTAATATTTGCAGATACTATAAACGCATTAGATTTTGTGTTATCTCCCTTAAGTAATTCATCTATAGTAAATGTGCCTGTAACATTTGATAAATTTAAAGTATACGTAGAATCTAATGTTAGTTCTGTAGCAATATTAGATGTTATATTAGAAATGGGAGCTTTAATAATTCCAATTCTTCGATAATCGTTAACAGTTGGGAAATCTCCATCGCCGGCAGCATAATCTAATCTACTATTTATCATTACGTATCTAGCACCAAGCTCATATAGTGGGTCTGATCCGTGACCGTTTACAGGACTTATAATAGCTCTTGCTGATGCATTTTGTCCTGTATTAGTTGAAATAACTACATTTGCAAATGTATAATTTTGGCCCATGGTTAATAAAGAAATTGTTATTTTATCTATAGAATTTGCAGAATTTACAATGATAGAATTTGCAGAAGCGTCAGTACCATTACCATATATAGACGCACCAATATTTGCTGCGGTATAATTATTTCCTTTGTTAGTAATTACTATACTATCAATGGTTCCCTTAATTGCAGATTGTGTAATATTAGGATCTACATTTACCGGCATATAATCATTTGTCAAAAACTTTAACAAATCAGCATCTGTTAAAGAATACATATACTTCCAACGATACCCATCTGAGGTTTCAAAAATAGATGTGGATTTTCCGGTAGGCTTTACCGTAGACGGACTGCCAAAATTATTAAAAATACATTTATATACGTTATAGTCTAACAGAGTCAATACGTAAAATGGGGTAGTATATAAGTTTGCCTCAGTATTGTCATATTGTGAATATACCAATCCTGCACTGTAAGTATATCTTTTAACTACTTGTTTAATATCGGCTTGAACAATTCTTCTTAAGGCAATTGAGTCTGACCAATATATAACATCTTGATATTCAGTATTAATAGGCACAGGCGCAGTAGGCTCAGTATTCCAATTTTGCGGCCGACCTACCAGCAAATATAAATTCTGATCAAAGTTATCTATAAATTCTTTTGCGTTATAAACATTAAAATTGTTTGTAATAATTTGTGCCATTAAATTTCCCGAAATATTTTATTATATTTATTACAAGTAATTGAATATAACATAGACTTGATCTGTAGTCAATGGTAAATTTGAAATTTTACTATTTGTATAAGATGTCGAACTTGCAAAAAATGGAGGCATAACAGAATCTGCAGTTAGCCCCAAATAATCCCAAACCTCTGCGCTTGTAGGACTTTCTAAATTTGCAGAAATATTAACATTAAGCGAAATTTCTCCAAATACTTCGGTGCCTGCAGGGTGTACTACATTTTTTGCAATATCTTTCCAATTATCTAAAGTCACATCACTTTTGACGACATATGAATAAGGTTGATAAAATAATTTTGTAGCATCGCCACTAGATTGCCCTGCACCCTGGATATAAATTAGCTCAGATAATTTACCTTTACTATTTAACCAATATCCCGACGATTGTCTAAGTGGAGAGGTATTCGCCACAAGTACTGCCGGCGAGGTATAAGTTATTGTTGCAGGAACTTCAATTCTTACATTTGGATTTATGTTAGGGTCGTTAAAATTAAACAGAAACCGTGTACTATCTAAAACCGTTGAAACTAATATTGTGTTTCCTGCAATATTTGAAGTGGTTTGAAAACTTACATTTGCGGTTTTATTTTTTAATAGACCGTGAGTTATATTAGATACAAAACTTCCTATATTGCTATAAAAAATAATATTACCGGTTAAACTTTCTGTAGGTAACGGAGTATATACTGGAACAATTAAAGTATTCCCGGTACTAACAGAGGGGGTAGGAGTTATATATGCACCGGAATTAACTATTGTTATTTCATTAATTCTTCCGGCGTCGTTGACGGCAGTAATTCTAGCGAATCCGCCATTAAACGGAACTAACGTATTTACAGTATATCCCGGACTATTATCAACAATATCTAGTTTATTAACTTGTAGATATATTGCAGCTTTAACTAATTTTGTTTCAAACCCTGTACTAGTTTTTAATAATTTAGATGCAGTTATGCCTTCTTCTAAAAAATTACCCTTTATATTTTCAAGATATAATTCATATACTATGCCGCTTGAACTGATAATTTTTAAAACATTATTTACACTTGCGGTAGCTTTTGATATATCTCCTGTAATTTTTGTATTTAAAAAATCAAAAGGAGAGTAGTTGAACTTAGGTACAACCTTTAATGTGTAATCTTTTTTCCAAACACCGTCTGAAGGTTTTAATACTAATGAGCCGGGATATAGAAATTCAACATCAGTATCAAACATTATTCTAAATAATAATTTGTATGCCTCTTCTGTTCCCTTTGTTTTATGGATATCTTTGAAATGTTTGATAAACGCTCGTTTATCTGTGATAATATTTCTAGGGATATCCGCGCCATACAGATTAAAGAATACATCTATTAGTGATTCAATCGTAGTTTCACTATCCCCGTATGATCTTACATTTTGTATTACTTCTTGCGGAGATTGATCTTGTTCTAAAAACTTATAATACGCCTCTAAAAATTTTACAAAACTAGAAACATTATTTGTTTTTACAAATTTAAAATTTGAATTTGTTGAATTGTTTGTTAACGTAGTATCTAATCTAATCTTGGTATCGGATAATATATTTGTAACAAATACTGTACCTGTAATACTGGGGTGTTGTACATTATCCCCTACCTCAATATCAACTGAATTAGATACCGTTAGTACGTTAGATCCGGCAGTGGAAGATCCTGTCGCATATATAATAGATTCTGAACCACCTACCCGAATAAACTCAGGTATTTGATTTGCAAATACTTTTGATAATTTTTCAGTTATTCGACTCATTCGACTACCGCAATAGTGTTAACAGTTAACCCTTGCAATCTATTTGCGCTGCTGTTGAATGTACTATCATCTATAAGTATAATCTCATTTTTACTAACAGTTATATCTAAAAAAGAATCTTGAACGGTTGCAGTTATTCTAATATCTGTAGTATCTTCCGTGTATCCCGTTAAAACTAAATTATTTATTGCAATCGCGCCTGTCCCATAATTAACAGTTCCATAATTTGAAGTTATTATATTGTCGGTGTCTGCATTAACTAATACTAAAGTGCCTTTACCTATACGATTAGGGGTAATATCATTTGGAATATCTTTAATTCTTGCTTCTACAGAATTGCCTTGATATGTAATAACAAACCTAGTAGTTTCTATACTACCGGGCTCAACTCCATTTTTAAAATTAATAGTGTCTGTTGACACATAATTGTTATTAAAATTAAAAATTGGAGTAATACGTTTATGTAATTTAATCGTCATTAAATTTCCAACTATAGATGAATCTGCAGCATCTATAGTTCTAGATAATTTAGAGTATACAAAATCTTTATCATATTGTTGCAAATCTGAACTAAAATAATTGTTAACTGAATTTACAACTAAATTCTTAATTTGTGTAGCAGATAATGTGGCTGTTTTAGAATTATACTTTACGTTTATAGATAAATTAATATAAAAATATTCAGGCTCTATAAACTCTGGTGTAATTGACAAAACTTGTTTATTTTGTAAAACAAGACTTGTTATGTCATCTTTAACTTGCTGTGTAATCTCATACCCATCATATGGCTTCATAGAAATTATAACTTTACCATATTTAGGAGGATCATTTTCATCCCCGCCCCACACTGAAATAGATTCAACTAATGGGTAATTTTTAGATATTAAAGATTTATAATCTTCAGAAGACACTGCACGATTTTGAGCTGAACCAAATTTAGGAGCTTTAAATTTTATACTATCAATTGTTTCTCTGCCAAGGCCGCCTCTAGAATTAACTAACGGAGTAATTACTCCGGGCACTGTGCCGCCGCCAATTTGAGATCCGCAGAAAAATTCTTGAGCAATATTACCAGATACATTACCTAATGTGCCATTACTAATTAAATATGTTACTTTAATTAAATTGCCTCTTGATAATTTTTTACCTAAAATTCCATCTCCAAAATGTATTTGATATCTATCAGTTGCATTTTCTTCTAAAAAATATACTGCCGACGTGCCACTTATATTTAAAGTATCTTCGGCCAAATTATAAACGGTAGTAGTTGTATCTGATAAAGAATTTTGAACCGAAACTTGTATAGAAGTGATATCGCAATTTTCATTAGGTATCACATATTTTTCTGCTGGACTAGGAACATCCACAGTAAATACATATTCTAAAGGTATACCTTCTACAACTTCAACGTCTGTAAAAGTATATGTACCAACGTTTGGTTGAATTGTTATAGAATTTAAATTTACAAATGTTAGCGTGTTTTCATCTACGGTAGTCGTAAAGGGCGTGAATCTTTCTAATGTTAAAAAGTTGGGATTGCCAAAAGGCGCGCTAACATCAAATGTTAACGATGCTCTAGCACTTCGGGTGGATAGAGGAGTATATCCCAAGTGTTTCGCAATAGAAACTGCGGATGCTCGTTTAACTGCGGAATCTAGAAACATTTCATTAATAACCATATTTGCCAAATATGCATTATAATGAGTATTGTATGCAAGGACATCTAAAAGAATAGAAAGCCCAGATCCCTCATAGTCAAAATCAGTAAAATACGGTGCGCCATCGTCGCCTGTATAATTTTTTAAAAAGTCTTTTAGATTTGATTTTATGGTATCAAAATCTAATTCTGCTATTCTTAGATTGGACATTATCTTGCTCTATTGATAGTTGTTGTTACAGTTACGGGTTCTTCGGTATTACTAAGTGCGAATGTCACTTCTATATCTACTGCATTTTTTTCAGAATTATCATTTATTCGTATGTCTACAATCCTGGCCCTTGGTTCAAATTTTTGTATAGTATTGGCAATTGATTTTTCCAAAGCAGTTATTGTAGATGGAATAAAATTCTCAAAAATTAAAGAATTTACTTGACTACCAATTTCTGGATGGAAAGGCCGCTCATAATTTTTAGTCATAATTAAATTCTGAATAGCAGTTTTTACCGCATCTGCATTGGTCCGAGTTAACACATCTTTTGAATATGGATGGGACTTTAGTAACAGATTTATATCTGTATATCTTCGTACAATTCGGTTTACGGTTGCCATTTTTATATTTATTGTTTTTGGTAGGGGACTATAACATTATTATTTATGTGGTATTTTTATCCCAAATTAACAAAAGAATTGCGTGCCCCAGGAGAGTTAGCACTATGATTTACTAATG